CACATGGTCAAACACAGACATTTCAGGCGAAAGCACAGAAATTCAAGGTATCTGCAATGCGGCATGGACTGACGCTGTACGCACTGCTTACCAAAACGCTATGGACGCACAGGAGAATTAATCATGGCAATCACTAACACTTGGTCAGTATTAAACATGGTCCACGAAGACTCAGACGGCGGTGTAATCACTGTGTACTGGTCAATGGTGGCGGCAAGCGATGGAACTCCATCGTACACAGCAACAGAAGGCGGCAAGCTACGTTTGACGCCAGATCCTTCAAGTTCAGACTACATTCCGTATGCTGACCTTACCGAGGCGGATGTTCTTGGTTGGGTATACAACAGTCTGATTGAGGGCGACGAAACTGCCGACGAAGCTAAGGCTCGCGTCGAAGCAGACCGTGATGCCAAGGTACAAGGTCAAATTGATCGTGCCGCCAGCCAGTCTGACGGAGTGCCTTGGGCTTCATAAACCTTAACCACAACTAGGAGGAACTGACATGGGAAAAAATGAAAAAACCCCCATTACAGTGAATGACAAGGAGTACATCCTTGAAGATATGACCCCGCAACAGCAAGCGATGGTCAACCACATCAATGATCTTGATCGCAAGTTATCCAGTGCACGTTTTAACGTGGACCAATTGGCCGTAGGTAGAGAAGCCTTCGTAAACCTTTTGGCTCAATCACTGGATCAAAGTGAGGAGATCACCGATGAGGATTACGAAGAAGTGTCTGCTGACTCTGCTGATTAGTCTCTCAAGTTCTGCCTTCGGGCAGGACACCCCCAACATCGACCCAGTTCCCGACGTTGACCCAGCTCCAGTAAGGGACGATGGTGAGTACGAGCCGGATTTCGATGGTGATGGGGATGACACTAATATTGAGGGCGACCTAAACACGTCGAACTCAAACAACAACAACGTCAGCAAAACGTATAACGGTGCGGGTAGTCGCTCTATGCCTGCAAATACTGCTGTAGCACCCTCTCTTATGAGTACAGGGCAACAGTCGTGTCTTAAGTCGATATCAGGTGGCTTACAGTTAGTTTCTGTAGGTATATCGTCTGGTAAATACGTACAAGATCCTGAGTGTAACCGCCGTCTGAACGCCATCACCCTGTCAAATATGGGCATGAAAGTGGCCTCTGTCAGTTTGATGTGCCAGAATGCTCAGGTATGGAGAGCCATGTTTATGAGCGCAACTCCATGCCCAATTATTCGGTCTGGCAGATTACTCGTGGGTAAAACCGCCATACTAGCGATCAAACAGAATCCAGATATGTGGATTCCTGACTATGAAGAGGACAAGGCTTTTTACGATGAGCTTTTAGCCGGAGGGGGCGATGACAGCGGCGAGCAAGAGTCTAATAGTGGTAGCCTTAGCGAGCGCTTCCGTTCAACTAAACGCGACCGAGATTGATGATTTAGTTGACACCTCGCAAAGCATTCGTGACACGTTTGCTTACGGCATCAAGACGATCGCAGGAGGTGAATCTTACGCTGGAGAGGGTTACATCGCTCCAGCTATGGCCGAGAACGGTTACATCAGTAAGAGCCAACAAGACGCCTACAACCAAGCCGTTGCCGCAGTTCAAGCGGCTACTTACTCTTACGATCCCAATGCGGATCAATACTTTCAAGACCAAGCCGACCAAGCTATGGATCAGGTGTCAGAAATGATCGACGCCTATGTCGATGCGGCACAGCAGATTATTATGGTTGCGACTGTTAACGAGATGGCGCAAGACGCGCAGTCTGCACCGGATGAACGAGAGGCTATGGCTCTTCAGGAGTTTATGGGCGCTAACGATGTAACCCTGCAAGATCAAGAGATAGAGGCGTATAACGATGCGTTGTCTAATACTGAACAAGCGATACAGGTAGCCGCCGCATACATGGCGGTCGCTAATGATGAAAACTTACTGAATCAAGCAGATAATATGGCTAGAGAGTACAACGTGACTTTTGAAGAGGCCGCGTCTGTTTTCTTTGACTTAGACACACAAGCCGTTTGGGTGTCGTTTGATGGTGGTAGTACCATTCAAGGTTTGCAGGTGGGTAACTACTTCGTTGCCGCAGAAGACGTGTTAACACGTGCTGAAACACAGGAATTTTGGCTTGAGTCTCCCGAGGGTGGATGTTGGTTTGGTTATAGCACTGAAGAAAGAGAGGAGTGTTTAAACGGTGGCCCTTGAAGATTTAGAAGTTAATGTCGGCGGGACGTCTATTAAGGGCGTTTGGATCGCTATTGTGTTCACTTTCGGCTCAACAATTGGGGGCGGAATCTGGGCGGCGTCTCAGTTCTTCGCGCAACTCAATGAGCAGTCTGAGGCGGTTATTGCCGCTACCACGCAAGCAGAAGGTTTGGCTACACGCTTTGATGACCTTAGAGAATCAAATACTACTCGATTGCAGGCGATGGACGTGAAACTGTCGAATATGGAGCAGGCCATGACTGCGGCAGACGTTGAAAATCTGCAAGGTAAACTAGCAGAACTTGGCGCGAACCTCGTGCAAATTATGGATGCACAGCAAGAGCTACTGGACTTACGCGATCGTATCAGTACAGTAGAGAAAACATCATCTGAAACAGAACTACGTGTTTCTGGTAAATTAGACGCGTTGTCAACAGTAGACGAACGTCTTAAGCGTTTTGAGCGTGACATGGATGATCTTTGGACAGCAATAGATGCAACTAATCCGCTAGGTGGTAACTAATGGACACAGCAGGGGAGGCGCTTAAGCGCATTGAAATTCATCAAGCGGAGTGCGAGGTGCTTCGTAAGTCTATAGACGACAGGCTCGACCGAATTGAGAAACGTCTTGACGACGGCGGCGGACAATTTAAACGCCTCGAACGTATGATCTGGGGCAACACGGTTCTCGTGGTCAGCCTACTAAAAGGTCTGGAGTATTTAGGATGAACTTCGATAAGGTAAAAGGTTTAGTGGGCTCTCTTGCCCCCACCCTCGGAGCCGCTCTGGGTGGCCCTGTAGGTGGTGCGGCGGCATCGATGCTTGCGGATGTTTTAGGCTGTGACCCCGCTCCAGCCAAGATTGAAAAGGCACTGGCGCAAGCAACACCAGAGCAGTTAGCTGAAATTAAGAAAGCAGAATTAGACTTTGAAGTTCGCATGAAAGAACTAGAAGTAGACGTCTTTGCGTTAGAAACCGCTGATACTCAGGATGCCAGAAAAAACTTTTCTAAAGATTGGACTGCACGTGTTATCGGCTTAATCATGGTGCTTTTCTTTTGTGGGTACGTTGGCCTAATTACGCTCTTACCACCAGAACAAAATTCTATGGAACTAACAAATCTCGTGATGGGTTACCTAGGTGGCCTAGTCAGCGCAGTAGTGAGCTTCTATTTTGGGTCGAGTCAGAATAAAGGATAGCGCATGAATAAGCTGGTAAAGCAATTAAAGCGGCACGAAGGTGTTCGCACCCATGCGTATAAGTGCAGTGCAAATATGATCACTGTGGGCGTGGGTAGAAACATAGACGAGAACGGCGGTCTTGGCTTGTCTGACGATGAGATCGACTACCTCCTTGAGAATGACATCAAAAGATGTAAGCAAGAGCTGATTGCACTACCTTGGTTTGTGGACCTCGATTCGGTACGTCAGGACGCGATTATCAACTTGTGTTTCAATCTAGGTATGACGCGCCTGCTGGGTTTCAAGAACGCTCTAGCGGCAATGGAAGCAGGAGATCACCCGAAAGCCGCCGACGAATTTTATGATTCACGCTGGGCTAAACAAGTAGGGTCACGTGCGGATGAAGTTTGTGAAATGATTCGTACAGGTCGGTACGGAGAAGGGTATGCGTAATACTGTAGAAGCTCGTGACGTAGATGGAAATACCGAACCAACACACACAGTAGAAGTTGTTTGTGCACATTGTGGCTACGACCTTGACGAAGCCGAGTTAGAAGCCGACACTTGTTCAGATTGTGGTCAACCTCTTAACTTAAAAGAGAGCGTATCTATACAAGTAACCACGTTGCCACCGGTATTCGGCGACACTCTATAGGTGCGATATGGCGTTAAAAAAATTAGCTTTCAAGCCGGGAATCAATCGTGAAGTAACACGGTACACCAACGAAGCTGGTTGGTACGAGTGCGACAAAGTGCGGTTTCGGCAAGGGTATCCCGAAAAGATTGGTGGGTGGGAACGTATTTCCGTGTCTACCTTTCAGGGCGTATGTCGCTCTTTATCTAACTGGATAACCCTTGGGAGCATCAACCTCATTGGCGTAGGTACGCACCTTAAGTTCTATCTAGAGCAGGGTGGCGGCTACAACGATATTACGCCGATTCGAGAGACCACCGCCGCTGGTGCTGTGACCTTTGCGGCTACTAACGGTTCAGCCACACTGACAATCACCGATGCCGGTCACGGTGCACGTGAAGGAGACTTTGTTACGTTTAGTGGCGCAGTAACACTGGGCGGTAACATTACTGCCGGTGTGTTAAATGCCGAATATCAGATTGTTACTGTACCCGACGCTAACTCTTACACCATAACAGCTACAGCTACAGCCAATGCGTCCGACACAGGTAACGGCGGGTCTTCAGTGGTTGGTGCGTATCAGATACGTACAGGTGAGCCTTACGAAGTTCCGTTGACAGGGTGGAGT